CTAGACTTAAAAGAGCAAGATGATTACACATTCACAAGCCAGTACATGCAAAAACCTAACAGGCTGTCAGGTGGTTTACTTGATACCGCATGGTTTGGGACTTACGAGTGTATGCCAGAGCTAGTTTGGCGAGCTGTTTACGTAGATACAAACTCTGGTAAGGTTAATGATCGTAATGACTATACGGTATTTGCTCATTGTGGAATGGGTATTGATGGAAACATGTACATCATAGAGCTTGTACGTGGTAAGTGGGGGCCAGCAGAGTTACAGAAAACGTTTGAAGACTTATGGGCTAAATGGAAGTTTGCAAACACTGGCAACAAGGCGCCATTAAGATACGCAAAGATAGAGGATAAACAGGCTGGTCAGGGTTTAATTACTGATGTTAAGAAGAAGGCAGGAATAACAATTGACCCGGTGCAACGAGGAACAGACCAGAATAAAGTTATCCGATTTCACAATACCGTGCCACACGTAAAGGCAGGCAAGGTAAGAATACCCGCGCTACATAGAGATAATGGTGATAAAATATCGCAAGTTACTTATCACAACGGTTCATTTGCAAGCACTACAGAATGGGTTCAGGCTTATTTATCAGAGTGCGATGCTTTAACGTATGAAGTATTGCTAGATAAAGAAGATGGTTATGATGACCAATACGATACCATTATGGATGCAATTGACGACATGCTAGCAGACACTAAAGAGATCGATATTTATGAAGCTATTCGCAGGAAGAAAGCAGCGCAAGCAGCTAGAGGATAAGGTTTTAGAGTTAACTCAAGACCTATCTAAAGAGAAAGAAAAGAAAGACCGTTTGCGCAATATGCTATTTCAACGTAGTAAGCGTTTAGCGGTAAGTGAGTCAAAGAAACTAAATGAAGGTATAGCCAAGACATTTCAGCAACCTAAAGTGTATGCAAAAGATGGCGCAGCAATGGACTCAACGCCAGCATGTACGCCAATGGATGATCGAGGTACTTACGGTTTAATCAATGACCAGCAATTAGGTTACTTCTATAACCATGGGTTTATGGGTTACACGGCATGTGCAACTATTGGCCAGCACTGGTTTGCGTCTAAGGCTTGCACCATTAAAGGCAAGGTAGCAGTAGGTGCAGGTTACAAACTGTCAATCAACGGAGAGACTGACGAGAATGCCGAGGAGAAGATTAAGGAAATACGCAAATGGGAACGCAGGCACAAGGTCAAAAAGAATCTTGTGCAGGCGGAGAAGTTTAAAGAGGTGTTTGGTGTTCGCCATATCATTTTTCGTGTTGATGGTCATAATCCTGAGTTACCGCTTAATTTTGATAGCGTAAAGAAAGGCCAATATCGTGGATTTAGCCAGCCTGACCCGCAGTGGGTTTATCCTATTTTAGAGGGTGAATCACTAACACAGCCAGCTAGCATTGATTTCTATACGCCTGATTACTTCCTGATTGCAGGGCAACGTTACCATAAATCATGGGTTGTAATGATCATCGGCGATGAAGTGGCGGACGTTATGAAGCCATTTTATCGTTACGGCGGTATCAGCTTGACTCAGAAGTTATGGCAGCGTGTATACAGTGCTGAGCGTTGCGCAGATGAAGCGCCAGAGTTATTAGCAACTATGCGAATGGTTGTTGAAAAGACAGATGTAGCAGCAGCGATTCTTGATGAGGAGTCATTCATTGAGGGACAAGAGTTCAACGCCCGAATGCTTACCAACTTCTCAACGCGCATTATTAACCGTGAAGATGATGTAACTCAAATTCAAACCACATTAGCAGGTGTTAGTGAGCTAACAATGGATCAATACCAGATTGCATCAGCTATCGCAGAGATTCCGATTACAATTATGATGTCTGACACTCCCAAGGGGTTTAATGCTACTGGTGAGAACGAGTTAAAGCAGTTTTATGAAACATGTTCATGGGTTCAAGATGAATTATCAGAGGTGCTAGATAAGCACTATGAGCTATTAGAGAGATCGCTATTTGGTACATCTGTTGGTATCGAGCATGAATGGTGTGAACTGGGTCAGATGACCGAGAAAGAAGCAGCAGAGATTCGTGAGATTGATTCACGCACGGCAGTTAACTACAACACAGCGATGGTTGTTTCAGGCGAAGAGATTCGTGAAAAGTTAAGTAACGATCCTGAATCGGGTTATAATCTAGCAACTAGGATTGAGGGTGATGCAGAAGAACGCGCGCTCGATGAATTAATTAAGGGTGTTGAAGATGAGTTATGAGTATGTAACCAACCAAGGCGTTATCCTTGCTAGAACAGATCAGGTACTGGATAACTGGAATGACCAGTTTAAGACTGTATTCGGCGATGATTTTTTAACTGACCCATCAACACCTGAGGGTGGTTTTATTGCCATGTTCGCCAATGGTGAGATTGCAGTAAATCGAGGTAATGCAGCATTAGCAAACCAGTTAAATCCTGATTACTCAGGGGGAAGATTCCAAGATGCAATATGTGCATTGTTTGATACTAAAAGGGCTGGCGCAGTAAACTCAACAGTTACAATTAAATGCACAGGCGTTGCTAATACAAATATCCCATCAGGGAGAACAGTAAGAGATGACAATGGTCATTATTGGTCATTGGATAACGATGCCTTGATTGACTCAAGCGGCGCTGTTTTTGCTGACTTTACCTGTTTAACACCTGGCGCTATAGAAGCTGGAACAGGAACAATAACTCAAATATCTCAGGGTGTTTTAGGATGGGAAACTGCAAATAATGAGGGAGCGTCTTCAATTGGTAAGCTTGAGCAATCAGATCAATCATTAGCTAGATTTAGAAAGCTTCAATTAGGAAACCAAGGAAGAAGAACCGTTGTTGCGATTAAAGGTAATCTTTCAAAAGTTGATGGGTTTGGCTCTATGTCATTCCGAGAGAATAGATCTGAATCTCAGCAGGTTATTGATGGTGTAACCATGAAGCCTAAATCAATTTATGTGTGCGTTGATGGTGGTACAGACTTGGATGTTGCAGAGGCAATAAAAGAAGCTGCGAGTGATGGTGCAGGGTTTAACGGGTCAACAACTCAAACTGTAAAAGACCCCGTAAGCGGACAAACCGAGGTTATTCTGTTTGATAGGCCGTCGGTGGTTAATATTGATATAACTCTAGGGGTAAGAATTGGTAATTCCAACATTACAACTCAAGCAATTAAAAAATCAGTTATCGATTACGCTAATGGTTTAATAGGTGACTCAGAAGGATTTGTTGTTGGCTCTGATGTTTCACCGTTCGATATTTCTGCGGCAGTGTCAGAGCGCAACCCGGGTTTGTTTGTTGGCCTTTGCACGGTTGCAAAAGATGGGGGTTCGCAACATCCTTTAGAAATAGAAATAAAACTTAATGAGATCGCAAAGGTCACAGAGAGTAATATTAAGGTTAATTTCTTATGAGAATAAATTATCTTGATTTTGATTTTAACGCGCTAGATGGTGTTATGTGGCAGGATAATCAATCCGAAAACATGATAGCGCTAATGGAGGCATACAGTGAACGAATAGCAGCTGTTAACTCTGAGTTCTGGAATGATTGGTATTTTAATGTATATGATTTGATGACTGCTAATGAGTTTGGCTTAAAGATTTGGTCTGTCATTCTTAATCTGCCCTTATTTGGAACTAACACCCCTAGCCCTGATAATTATCCCGCTTTCGGATTTGCTATGACAAGTAAGAACTTTGGATTTAGTAATTTTGCCACTGACTCTAATAGCCAGTACGGTTTGACTATTGAACAGAAAAGAACTCTTTTAAGGCTGCGTTATTATCAGTTAGTTTCTAGGGGTAATTCATGGGAAACAAACAGGTTTCTACAAAACGTTTTTGGTAGTGGTATAATTCACGTAACAAACAATCAAGACATGACAATGGATGCGGTCATAACTGGGAAAATAGATAACGAGGTTCTTAGGGCTATAAAGGAACAAGACCTGATACCAAGACCGGCAACCGTTGAGATCAGATTTGTTAATGGTGTTATTAAAAATTGGGGTTTCTCTTCTAATGCTAGAAACTTCTATGATGGTAATTTTATAGGCGCATAAAAATGAAAAGATTTGTAGAAGCTTTCGCACAATCAGGCGATAAGACAGATGTTCCAAATACCACTCAGAGTGACGGCTCTGTTAGTTATGCCGCTGGTTATGGGCCTGATTATGAGAAGAATTTAGACTCAGACCCTGAAGCAAAACGCATTGAAAGACAAAAGATGAATAAGTTGTTTAACGATGTAACTGCATCTATAAAGTTATGGCAAGAGCAGGGTTATCCAATGTTCGTTAGTGCCGCTGATAATGGCGGCGTAGCAATGCCTTACAAAAAGGGAATGAAGGTCGTTTTTACTGATGGGAATATTTACCAGTCATTAATTGATAATAATGACGGTGTTCCAGCTACTGACTTTTCAAAATGGTCACAAGTATCAGGTGTTGATGGCGAATACGTTACTGGCGGCACATACAAAAAGGGTGAAATTGTAACAGCTACAGATGGCAATCAATATTGGTGCAATAAACCAAATGATGGATCTTCTCCTGTTAACCCTGTTGGTGACTCTTCTGATAGTTGGAGACAATACCCATATAAAGAGATATCAGGTAGCAACTCTCAGGGTGATAGTTATTTCGGTACAGTCGACTTTAATAGTAACTCCACTATAACTATAAAATTCACAATAAATACCTCAGATACTGAAAAAGATATTTCATTCCCTGGCTCGTTTTCTGGTGACAGGACAATTAGTTATTCTTTGGATGATGAAGGAAGAAAATACGGTCTATCCCACTCATTTTTCAATCCAAGCATGGTGACTATTAATCTCAGAAAGTTTCAAGACGCATCTAGTACACCCACAGATGTTGATGGAATGGTAATCGTAAGCGGGAAACTAACAATCTAATGGGTTTGTGATGAAATATAATTACATCAATGGCAAGCCGCTACCATACCCTGACTATATTGAGATTGAGTATCATAACAAGATGCTCATTCTTATCGAGCGTATGGAAAAAGACGTGGGCAGGGAGTTGGTTAAGCTAGCCAAATCACCCGAGGCTAAAGCTTATTCTAAACAATCCATGTCTGACGGTGTGGCAATGGACATGGGAACGTTTGCAGCATTACAGAAAAAGGTAATGAACGCTTTGTTTAAAAAGTGGACCAAGGTTTTCAATCAGGTTGCTAAACCTTGGTCCGAAACCTTAATTACCAAGACTGATAAAGCATCTAAGCAGGGTATTAAAAACTCAACCGAGGATTTACCTCTTAATTCTGTTATTGCTGCCAATGCTATACCGCCAGCTTTAAAGCAAAGTATCAGAACGAGTATTAATGAAAACGTTGAGCTCATTAAGTCGCTGCCAAATAAATACCTGACAGACCTTAAGGGTGATATGGATCGCTTAATCACTGGTACTGGTGCAAGCATGGAGTACATACAAGACCAGATAGCTAGAAACATGATCAACCGTAACGGTCAAATCGAGCGAAGGGCCAGAAATATAGCGACAGACCAGGTTAGAAAAGTCTATGCAGACATGAATAACAGTAGATTACAGAAGGCTGGTATTACTCACTTTGAATGGAGGCACAGGGGAGGAAGTAAAGAACCTCGTCCGCTTCATCTTCATAAGTTAAACGGTAATATCTACGCCTACAATGATCCACCTGTTATTGATGAAAGAACCGGTCAGCGTGGATTGCCTAGCCAGCTACCTAACTGCAAGTGTTCTGCTAGACCTGTTTACCGATATAAAGAAGACTAATAAACAGCCTCGAAAATATCGGGGCTTTTTTGTATCTTATTATAAGTGGTATAATTACGGGGTAACTTATGGGTACTTATAAACCAACAAGGGCAATGGCTAACAACGCCAAGCGAGCCAAAAAGATGCGTGACGGTCAGCCAGCTAGTAATAAAGGCATGACCCAAACTGGATTAACTAGAATGAATCAGTTAATCAACCGTGAACCTTTAACGCTTAGCACTGTTAAGCGAATGTTTTCATTTTTCAGTAGGCACGAAGTAGACAAGAAATCTGCTGAGTGGAAAAAAGGAAACTCTAAAGGTGAGCAAGGCTGGCTTGGTTGGGGTGGTGATGCTGGTTATCGTTGGGCGAAGTCTATCGTTAATCGTGAAGAAAAGGCAGAGGACGACATGAGCGCACGTACTACAGACCGTAACGGTTTTGTTGTTATTAAAGGGAATAACTTAACCAAGGTTGGTGTGTTTGATTACATGGGTTTCGAGTTACCTAAAAAGTTAGGTCTCGATCCAAATAAACTATACAAGGTTCATCGACCTGAAAGCGTTGTGTCTTCTCAGGCTACAATTGATTCAGCTAAATTAGTGCCGTGGCGTGATGAGCATAAAATGCTTGGCAAGGCG